TTAACCTCTTCTGCACTCGCATCTTTATAGTTAAACTCTGCAATCATTGACTGCATAGTATCACCTTTATATTGAGTATGAGCAGCAAATACAATATCTTCTTCAGTATTTGTATCAAACTTATAGGTAATTGTGTTGGGTGTGTATACACTACCACCACCAAATCCTATAAAATCGCCTTGATAAACTCCCTTAATCCTAGGTAGTTTCTCATAACATAGGTGAAGGATTGACGCAACGTTAGCATTATCTCCATGATTCAATTCTATATCATAATGTGTATAATTGATCTTAATCTTTCTCTTATTAAATACACTCTTAGTACCTACAAAGAACTTATTATTTTCTGGGTTAATTCCCCACACTATAGCAGGCGCACCATCATATTTTACTGATAGTTCGCTATTCTTTTCTTTAAGAAAGTTAAGTACATTTAATGCACCATCTTTTCCCTTATTGAGAATAGAATCTTCAGGATGTTCGAGGTGTTTGTTTTTCATACTTATATTATGACATAAAAAAAGACCCCTATCAAGGGGTCTTGTGCCACTTTGTAGAGTGGTTAGGCAGGGACTTTAAGAGTTCCCAAAACCTTCAAAAGTTCTTTAGTACCTGCCTCAAGAAATAGAAAAGGAATAACAATGACTGAAAAACCATCTAATTCTTTTGCTCTTTCTATCCAAGTCTTAGTTGATACATTAGTTTCAACTTTTGGTGCCTCTGCTTTAACTTCTTCCATGATCTTTGTGACTGGTGTAGTATTTAGCGGGGCAGACTTAGGGGCGGTTGCTGTTACTTTGCGAGTGCGACGCTTTCTTGAAGTGGTTGTTGACTTCTTGGCAGCAGTTGCAGTTGGCATAAGTGTCTAATTCGTTTGGACTCCCTTAGTATAGTGCATTAGGGTTGCCATGTACTCAAATGTAACAGGTTTGTAACAAAAAAAGACAGTTTATTAAATGTCACAGTCCGCCTCTGGTCTTATGTATTTTCGTTTTATACTAACTTTCTTAGAGTTACTATCAATCAAGTCCTCCAATTCTTCTATACTATTTCCTACATCTTTCTCTTCAGAATAGAAGAACAATGCTTCACTTAGTAAGTTATATTGTTCATCAGATAGGTTTACTTTGATTTCATACATTATAGTAAAGGTATATTAAAGGACATAATAGTTCTAGGTTTAGATGATAACGTAACAGGGCATTCATGCAACAATAGTGATGGAAATGCAATAATATTGCCTTCCTTAACTGGAGGCGTCGCCTTACCTATTGTACCATAAAAAGGATTAGGAAATGGTGAATAAAATGTTGTTGCTTGATGTTCATTTTCATCAAATTCAACATATAATACACAACTAATATTCATCATGCCATGATTATGTGCTCCATGATGTTGACCGTCACTATATCTTTGTGACCATAATTGCCACTTATCGAGCGAACCAAAAGGGCAATCGCCATTATATCTATCACTCAAACCCTCTGTAAATTCATTAGCAATAACATCAAGATCTTCCTTCATTATATCTACCCACTCATCAAAGTATGGTGGTCTAGTATTATATTGAAAGTAATCTGTATCACATTCATTGTTATCATCTTTCTCAAATTTGAGAAGTTCGAGCAACTTAGGTTTCTTATTTGCCCAGTCGATAACATCAAATTTCACAATGCCAATGGCAAATAGCATCAATGGTTCAATCATTTCTTCTTATAATTCTTTCGAGATTTGCGTTTAGAATACATTTTAGTTCCCTTATCTTTCTTTAAGTCTGCTTTAAGTTTCTTAAGAAATTTAAGGTGGTTAGGATAAACTAAGTTATTTAATTCTTTCCTAGTTTGTCTTTCTTCTTTACTCATCTACTTTATCATTTAGATCTTCAAAGTAAATACCATTTATTTCATCAGTATTCCATTCAGTTAGATCATCTAAGAATAAATCTACATCATCATCTTCATTGCCACTATACGTCATTTCGTGCATAATTGCTTCAGCATCCTCAAGACGAAGTTCATCAACTAACTTAGTCATTTGATCGGCATAATGATTATCAATTTCTTCAAGGCATCGTTGACGAATCTTATCAATTTGTCGCATAGTATGCCTCCATGATTTCTATTATACTATCTAGTCTACTTCCTGGCAATAGAGACTTGTGCTTCACCTTTTGTAAAGATAGTGTCTACAACTGACTTTAGACGCCTCTCTGTACCTATACCAATGTTAGAATATACTGGTACAAATAATTTGCCAAATGGTTTATGATATCCCTCGAAATTGCCTGGGATTAGGTCACCAGCATCAATATGTCGTTTGTCGTTATCATGTAGACGAATAACTCTACCAATAGTTTGTGCCATTGTGATAAGATCTAAGTTTCTAAGTAATATGCAACCAGTTAATCCTGATACATTCATACCTTCAGATAGTATACTATGATGAAACATAACAAACTTCTTAGATTCATCCTTACCCCACTTATTCATAGTATCAAAGAATAGTTTCCTTGATACTTTCTTACCATTAATGATAGCACCAAACTTAGAAGTTATGTGCATAACATTATACTTCATTTCATGGCATATTGCCATAAAATCTGTTTTGGTAAGTAGTTTATGAATATTACTGGTAGATTTGGCAGTTATTAACACTTTAGTCATGTGATCTTCAGTCTTAAGAGCATCAAGAATTGCCTCTTTCTCTATCAATTCTTGACTCTGAAAGAAACCACAGTTATATTTCTTTGCCTTAACTTTTGGTTCTAAAATATAACCTTGCTTAACCAAGTCAGGAGCAGGTACATCAACAATTCTCTTGCCAAATATACTCTCATCATTCATACCAGTCCTAACAAGAGACTCTTTAGGTGTAGCAGTAAAGAAATAAGAACGACTCACCTTAGTGGCAAAGTGTTTAACTGACTCAATATAGTTCTTCTGAACACTATTATGTGCCTCATCAAAGTATATTGTATCAACATCAATCGTTGATCTCATTACTTTATGAAGTGACTGATATGTTGAGAATATTAATTTGTGTCCACGACTATTCTTATGCCAAAAATATATCTTTTCTATTGCAGTTGTTGTCTGATAGGGTGTTTCTCCACTATGTACATGTAATACATTCTTATCAGTAAGCATAGCACCTGTAAGAACTTCCATGAATTCTTTACATAATTGTTGTGCTAATAGTATTCTAGGAGCAACAACTACTATGGTCTTGTTATCTCTATTACCGAGATTAAATAGTTGCCTTTCAGCATCTTTTATCATACAAATAGTTTTACCACCGCCAGTAGGTACAATGATTTGTCCCTTACTGTGCTTCTGCATGGTATCAACTATCTGTGATTGATGTTCACGCAGTTTCATAGTTTTGTGTCAATAATAATATTATACATGAAAAAACCCCTGCTGTGCAGGGGCATGTGACAGTTCTAGAACTGTTTCAACAGTTTCTCTGTCTCAGGGTCAAACACTTCCTTCACTCCTTCAATGTTGCTTAACCAGTCATCCTCATTAGTATTTGACAACTGTTCGAGGATCTCGTAACCAACTTCAAATTCATCCATAAATCAAATTCATTGAACTGATAGTATTATGGCATGCCTCGTATCACAAGGCAACCAGCAGTGGACACTTATCCAACTGGTGGCGCTGGTGCTGGTGGAGCGTCAGGATGTTGACCAACTTGAGCATCCATATCAAACTTATTTGCTGCTGTCTCATACTCTTTATTACCTTTAAGTAGGTTAATATCAGCAACTAGACCAACAATATCATCTTGTTGTTTAAGCAATGCTGCATGAACCATTGACTCTAATGATGTTAATCTCTCATCAAGATTACCAATAGTTTTCATAGTTTGTTGCAGTTGTTTCTCAAGTCTGCCAAGTTTCCCTGACTGAACTTCTAAGTTTGCTTCTGGAGCATTAAGTGAATCGTAACCCATAGTATTGTCAAATCTGTAGTATTTAGAGGATCATTTGTATGAATTTAGAGGCGGAAACTACTACCATAAATGATAACATTGCCACCACATCATACGCCTTAGTTCTTACAAAGAATGGTATGCTTAATAAGCATGCCGTTGCATGTAATATTGTACCATAAAGTACACTAACGTGCAATACAATAAAATAGGCAGATACGACCAAGACTGATCCTATCTGCCTGCTAATAGTTACTGTTCTCATCTTAAGTAAAGATAACCACCTGCCCAATCGCAGTTGGCATACATTGCCTCACGTTGGTTAATAATCCTCATATCATATCTAA